GTACCCGTACCCGTCCCCGTACCCGTACCCGTACCCGGCCCGCCTCACGCGAGGTCCTCCCACGCCTTGATGGCCGTGACCGAGCACTCCGCCACCATCCCCACGCCGACCAGGTCCACCGCGCCCGTCGTCTTCGGGCTGAGACGACTGCCAGCCTGCGGGCCGATGGCGGCCAAGCCGGCCTCACCGCCCGTCTCCTTAGTGTAGTAAAGGCACTGCCGGGTGTCGGTGAGCGTCGCGGTGCCGTTCTTCAGGTCCTTGGCAACGAGCGTGCCATACACGATGCGGGCCCAGTTGCTGTTCGGAGCCCGGGCAAACACCACGACCTGCTGCTTCATTGCCTTCTTCGCTGCCATGCTTCCTCCAAGTGCTACGGGGTTCACTGCGTCTGCTGCGGGAAACGGTGAATCAGGGGGCTTCCAGGCTGGTGGGGAACGTGCCCGCGCGCTTCTCGCGGTTCCGGTACTCAATGGAGAGCAGGAGCACCCGGTTCTTCAGCCCGTTCAGCGCCCAGTGGTCGGGGTGCTCGTGGCTTGAGAGCTCCTTCACCCGACCCTCCCCGAAGTCCCAAGCTTCGCCCAGGTCGGTGTCGTCGAGCTCCGCGATGGCCTTGCTTTTCCACCTGTCGTAGCCCACGAGTTCCTTGGAGAGGTCCTTCTTCTCGGCCTCCTCGAGCGTCAGCAGGGCTGCCGGCTTCTTCACCTGCGCACGCTTCTTCGGGACGGCCTGTTCCTCCTGCGGAATTGAAGAAGTCTCGGGCTGCGTGCTGGCCACTCGTTGCTGCGGCTCATCGTGGTGCCCGGCGAAGTCCTCGACGTCCTGGGTGAACATGTCCGAGCACCTGGCTAGGGCAATGGCCCCATCCACGAGGGCCCGCTTCTTCGCCATCTTCAGGATGGTGTTGTCGAGGTCGGCGATGTCCTCGTTTTCGACGCGACCCTGGGGCTGCTCAGTGATGCGCCTGTCATCGGCCGAGAACTTCTCACCGCACCCGCCCTTTTTCTTGAAGCACACCCAACCGCCGCCGTACTCGGCCTTCCCCTGTATGATGGCCTCCTTGGCGCATGCTGGGCACCGTCGGTTCGCATTGCGCCACCGGTAGCGCTGCTCCCTGCTATTGGCCGAGCCGTAGCCCTCGGCCAACAGGTGGCCTCCAGGGCCTCGGATGATGACGCGGAAGGTGTACTTGAAGAAGCCGCGCTCGAAGTCCTGGGAACACTGGTCGCGGACGAGTTCGAACTCCGGCGAACAGTGGAACAGGGACAGCAGTTTCTCAGCTCCGGGCTTGAGCAGGGTGGGCTTCTCAGTGCCGGGGATCTTCCCGTAGTCCGTCCCCTCCACCATCTGCTGCTTGACGTACTGCCCCAGCAGAGTGCGCTGCTCAGCCTCCACCTTGAGCAGTTCCTTGCTGAGCATGGCCCGTTGAGAAAGGGGGGCCTCACTGCGGACGATCTCGCCTTCCATGGTGTTCATGCCTCCTGCGTCTTCAACGAAAAGGGGAGACGGCAGCCAGCAGGCAGCACCCACAGATGGTACATGTTGGCTTGGTCGACGAGTTCCGCCTGGGGCGGGTAGACCTCGACCGCGGTGCGCTCGGCTCCACCGAAGAGCACCTCGCGTTTGATGCGCTGGAAGTCGCTCCAGGAGTGGATGGCCTGCCCATCGTGGCGGCGGATCCACAGGTGATCGACCTTTCCCCAGGGCGTGTCCACCACGCTGACCCAGACGGCGTAGAGATTGTTCCTCCACCCAGCGTGGATGGCGAGCACCGCGGGGGAAGCCTCGCTGGCGGGCACCCCTGGAATAGTTGTGGTTCGAATCTTCTCTGCAGCGCCGGGAACGAACTCCATCGGCTGAAAGGGGAGCGTGGCCAGCTGCTTCAGGTACCGCCTCTGCTGCTTGTCGGCCACGCTCACGGCGCGGCTCCTTCAATGGCGGCCTTTGCCTCTTCTCGCTCGCTTGGGCTGAAGCCGTGCTTGTCCATGAATGGCTGCAGCGCCTCCCAGCACGCCGCACGCATGGCCTCTGTGCCAGCCTCCCACGCTGCTACCTCGGCAGGGCCGTAGATGCCCAATTTCGGGAGTGGATCCAGAGCGCCCTTGGCCGCCCTGCTGGCGTCCTTCACCCGCCCGGAGTAACCAGAGATAGCCGCGTCATGAGTACACGTAGGCGAGCAGGGGTAGCGCTCAGTGCCACCGGCCTTGGCATCCACAAAGGCCGAGAGGTGCTCGCCCACCTCCAGCATGCGGCCGAGGGCAGTCCGCACCTCGCGTGCGTACGCGGCCAGGAGATGGAGATCTTCGAGTGCCTCGCCGCTCAAACTGTCCCGCAGCCGGGAGACACAGGCGTCCAGTTGTTCGGGGCTCATGCGCGGGCCTCCGTCCGCAGCAACGCCGCCGCCTTCTTGTGGGTGCCCATGGCCCACTGCCGCTCTGCCTCCTCGTAGAGGAACGCGAGTTCGTCTCTGTGCCGCCTCGCACTCTGCCGGGCAGCCACTACGCAGCGCTGCTCCGACCACCACGAGGCGCGCATGGCTTCCGTCCCATCAAGAGGGAAGCGGTCCCGTGCCACGATATACGCCTCTGCGTACTGTTCAGCCTGCTCCGCGCGCCCCTCATGGTGCTTGGCCTTGGTGATCAGGTCCTCGATTTCTGGGACGCTCCGGTACCCCTCGTGAGCCAACTCAAGCGCCTTCTCCAGCAGTTCGTGGACGGTCATGGGAGACTCCCGACCTGCGCGATGAGGTGGTCGACATAGCGACTGAGGGCCTCATCGGTGGGGTCTCCGCGATAGAAAAGCACGCAGAGGGCGGGGCAGCCCGGTAGGCACGCCATCCCGAAGAGAGAAGTCTCTCGCGCCGAGCGCTTGTTGGACTCTATGGCGCCGCAGTCGCACTCCCCCAACGCCGCGTTGAACACCACGCTGCGCGGAATGGGGCAGGGGATGAGGACGGGGGCGCCGACGCATGTCGTGATTGCTGCAAGGCCTGCGTTGCAAGCACACGGCTTCAGATTGACGTTGATCGTGGGGATCATGGCGCGACGTCCTCGCCATCCATCTCCTTCGCGAGCCGCTTCAGGTGCTTCTTCTTGAAGGGGCGGAGCGCCGAACGCAACAGCGCGGGTGAGCGCAGCCCAGCAGCGAACGCCACTCCGTCATCACGCATTGCCGCCTGCCACTCGGCAGAGTGCCGCCACTCATCACTGTGAGTGCTGCAGAAACCGTCACCCATATCCTTATCTATGGGGCTGTGACATTCGGGGGGATGTGGACACGCTCGTTTGGGCACGGGTGGACTCCGCGCGGCCTCGCCGCTCATGAAGCGTATATACGCATGTACATACGGCACGTCAAGCCGCCATTGCGTTGACGTAAATACGTGCGTATATGCGGGCGCATACCCGATTGACCTGACAGGAGAGGGCCGCTATGGCGAGATCGACCACTGCACGAGGAGCCGTTGTGCCGTTCACCCGGGATGTGCCTAAGGAGAAGACGGTGGCAGCCAACCTCCGGCTGCCGATCTCGCTAAAGGCCTACCTGGACGAACACGGCCTCACTGAGACGATCGTCCGCGCCGTGGAGTTCGACAGAGCCTTGGGAGAGGCGCTCAAGCCCCACGACGCGCGGATCGACGCCTTCGCCGCTGAGCACGGGATGACGCGAGAGCACAACGCGGCGGCGCTCCTGGCGAAACTGGTGGCCATCGGGCTGGACCACCATGAGGCCGAGCAGGGCAAGAAGAAGGCCCGGTAGTCCGCGCTGACGGACGGAGAGTCCGTAGCCGTGGACGGTTGAAGACGGCCACCCTCTGGCGGCCATGCGGCACGCGGACTGCATTCCGCCAAGTTCATTATGGCCTCGGTGCGAAAGCGCCGCGGGCACTGGTTCGCGCGCTTCAAGGGGGCTGACGGGAAGTGGCACGAAGCCGCTCTTCCGGACAACACCTCCGGCAAGGCGGCGGCCCAGCGGCTCGCTCAACAACTCGAGGAGCGGGAGTGGTCTGTGAAGGAGGGCCTGCGGGCGGCTCCTTCGACTGAGACGATCTCCGGCGCGTCCGTTCGGTATCTCGAGGCCATCCGGCACCACCGGAGCCTCAACAGCATTGAGGGGCGCTGGCGGCTCCATATCCTTCCTGCTCTTGGTGAGGTGCCAATCGGGCAGCTTCGCCCCACCCAGGTGGAAGCGCTCCTCTCAAAGCTCAACGACGACGGGTATTCTCAGCAGACCCGGCGCCACGTGCGCGTCACCCTCTCGGCCTTCTACGAGTGGCTCCGCAAGGACAGAGCGGTGGAGCGCAACCCAGTGGAGGAAGTTGACACCATCCCCGTTCCCAAGGGTTCGCCCAAGGCACTCACCGAGGATGAGGTGTTGGCGGTGGCAGCGGCCGCATCCTTCCCGGGACTGCGTCACCTGATCCTGCTCGCCTTCTATACCGCCGCCAGGCCCGGCGAGCTCCTCGCGCTGCGGAAACCGGATGTGTCCTTCGAGGACGCACAACTCCACATTGAGCACACGGTGGGCAGCGACACCACGAAGACGGGAAAGGCCCGCGTGGCCTTCCTGCCGGCGCCGGCCCTCGTGGTGCTCGAGGACATCTTCCGCACGGTGCCCGGCGAGTACCTCTTCCTGAACGCCGTAGGCAACCCCATGCAACTGCGCGAGGCGGCCCGGGCCTTCAAGACGGCGGTGAAGCGCGCTGGACTGGTGCGCGGCTGGGAGGCGGTGTGCAGGCGGGCCTCATGCCGCAACGTGGCGGCGCGGAGGCCAACTGACGGTGAGCGGTGCCCACGCTGCAGTTTCGTGCTGTATGCCCGTGCGCTTCCCGCCGACGTGAGCCTGAAGGACCTGCGTTCCACCAGCATCACCCAGATCATCGAACAGACGGGGAGCGTGGCGGCAGCACAGGAGCAGGCGGGCCACGCCAGCGAGTCCACCACCCAGCGCCACTATCGCGCAGTCCGAAAGCCGTACGTCGCGGACGCGGTGAATCGCGCCTTCTCATCTCAGCCGCCGGACGTTTCTGCGAAGCCACCAGAGCCCAGCATCCACTGACGGTCTGACTACCCTGGCGGTTGGCACCACGTTGACGCGCAAACCAACCTAGTGGACCAGGGTCCAATTGACTCAGTTGACGAGTCGACAGGAAGGCGCGCATACCTTGCCCCAACGCTGCCCCAACGAAACGGGGTGTCGCCGCCCTCTGGGACTCCAGCAATATGGAAATGGGCAACCCAAGGCGTAGTGTTCGTGCCCGCGAATTCAATAGGTTGGACGCCATGGCGACGAAGACGCGCCGGGGCGTTGCGAGCGGAACCCGGGCCCCTCGGCCTTCGAAGCCGAGGGTTGGGGGTTCAAGTCCCTCTGGGCGCGCTCCGCAACTCCCCGTAGAGACTGAGGAAAGAAGCACAACCTCCGGGGAGCATGCCGCTCCGACCGTTGAGGCGCCCCAACGGGGCCCCAACGCCGAGCACGCCTGGACGCCCGACGGGTACGACACTGTCGGGAACGCCATCGTGCGGTGCTCCACCGCTGGCTGCCTCGTTCGCAAGATCGAGAACTGTTCGACGTTCTGGCAGCGCGCTCCGCGCGGCTGCTGGTGCGCCGAAGATAGCGAGCCCATTCCCCCGTGCGCTAGGGCACCAGCCACCCTCGCATCCCTCATCTGCCAGACGTGCGGCTGCCGCCCATGCATCTGCGGTGACAGGGGCGCTGAACCGCCCGCTGCCCTTCGCGGTCCCTGCCCGAAGTGCGGGCGCCGTTGGGATGACGTCTCCGGCTCCTGCAGCGCGTGCCCGTGGCTTCCCTGGGAGGCCGAGCAAGCCCGCCAGCGCCGTGCGGCACGCGCCCGGCCTCCCGCCCCTGAGCGGATGACGGATGAGGAGTTGCGCCACGCCCTCAATGCGGCCGCCAACCTTGGATGGGATCCGCACGAGAAGGCAGCGCGCATGTTGGCGGTGGCCGAGAAGGAGTCCGTCCGCGCCCGCCGCGTAGAGCAGGAACAGGTTGAGCGCATCCGCGCGCTGGACTCCGCTCTTTCACTGGCGACTGAGGCTGGGCTGAAGGCGGAGGCGAAGCTCGCCACGCAGGCGGAGCGCATTGCTCTCCTGGAAGGCCTCGCGGCTCAAGGGCTCGCGAACTTCCACGGCACGTCGTGCTCCATAGCTGGCGGCATCCGTCCCTCGGACCCAGCCGAGTGCGAGGACGAGACGTGCCGCACGTGGGCCGCCGCCCTGGAGGTGAAGCCATGAACACGCCCCGCTGGCGCTGGTGGCTCTTCTCCATGGCGCTCTGGCTGTTCTTCCGCACCGACTGGGAATGGCCCGGCACCCTCATGTCCTGGTGCGTGCTGCCTGGGTGGTTGGCCAGCCCGGATGAACTCGCATCCATGCAGAGGGCGCCATGAAGAAGCGCACCGACAGCCCGTGCACGTGCGGCAGCAACGGAGACGGCGGCCATTGGGGGTCGTGTCTCTCACTCTACCCGAAACAGCCTGCCCCGGGGGATGTCCCACAGGAGGTTGTGCCCACAGCGGGCGCGTGCCAGTGCAGGGTTTGCCAGATCATTCGCGCGTCGTCGCCGGCCAGGAGGCTCCCATGAAGGCCGCTTCCATCCGCGCAACCCCGTCTGCGCAACGCCTCCCTGAGCCCACTGAGAAGCAGCTGGAGGTAGTTCGCTTCGTGGCCGAGTACCACTTGAGGGAGAAGCGCGCGCCAGCGCTCAGAGAGGTTCCGGCTGACAGGGCCGTGCTCGAGCGGTGCAGGCGCCATGGGTGGATCTGGTGGGACGTGCTCCCAGACCCAGGCAGGCGCAGCACCAATGGGCGCACCTTGCGCGTCACTACGGATGGCCGGGCGCTACTCCAGCGGAAGGCGGTGCAGTCATGAGCCACTACTACGTGTCGGCCTTTGGCTGGTGGTTCTGCATGGTGCACGGCTGGGTGCGCGACCCCGAAAGGGTGCACGGCGGCGGTATGCACCTCGCTGTCGCGCAGATCGTCAAGCAGGTGCAGCCCGGCGTCGTGCTGGTTGAGGTGTCGGCATGAGCACCATTGCCGACGTGCTCAGTAGCCGGACTCGGTGGGCCTGCGTAGAGGCGGACTCTGCCGCCGTGCTGCCCATGCTCCCGCCCACGAGCGTGCACCACGTCATCACCGATCCGCCATTCAGCCCCAACGTGCACGCGTTGCAGCGCCGGGTGATGACTGGCCCACACCAGCAGTTCGCCCGTCAGCGCGGCGGTATCGGCAAGGACCTGAAGTACCACGGCAACCCCATCGTGAAGAGGCTCGGGTTCGGCCACCTCACGCCAGAACTGCGGCGCCTGTGCGGGATGCACTTCGCGCGAGTGGCGCGACGCTGGGTGGTGGTGAAGAGCGACGAGGAGGGCAGGGGCGCCTGGCAGGCGGACCTCGAGCGCGCCGGGGCTCGCCACCTCCGGGCAGGCACGTGGTGGAAGCTTGGCGCTCAGCCGCAACTCTCGGGCCGAATGCCTGCCGTGGACCGGGAGGCCATGCAGATCAGCCACGCCCGCGGCGAGGCCATCCGCTGGAACGGCGGCGGCAAGCATGCCTCATGGTGCGCGCTGCCAGAGACGCTCACGTTCCGCTTCCCGATCGCCACCGACAGGAACGGCACGGGAGAGCGGGTGCACACCACACAGACCCCCGTCGCACTGTGGCTCGCCATCGTCGAGGACTTCACAGACCCGGATGATCTCGTGTTGGACCCATTTATGGGCTCAGGCTCGCTCGGCGTGGCCTGCCTTCGGCTCGGCCGGCGCTACGTCGGGCTCGACAATGGGCATAACGAGGCGGACGTGCCGTGGGCCGAGGTGGCGCGCGTTGGCCTCATGGCGGAAGAGCAGGGCCTCAGCCGCGGCGCGTACAGCGCTGGCCAGCTGGCCTTGTTCGGAGGGCTCCGCTGATGCGCTTCCCCTGGCTTCAAGTGGATGCTGACTTCATCGCCGCGCATGCTGGCGAGCTCGGTGTGCTGCTTGGCATCTCTCGCAGAGAGGCCATCGGCTTGGCGGTGGACCTGTGGACTTGGGCGCTGGCACGGGCTCGAGCGGACGCTCCGCCGGATGGGATTGTCACCGGAACCGGACCGGTACCGGACCGGCTTCTCGCCGGTTCGGTTGGCTGGACCGGACCGGCTGAGCAGTTCTCCGAAGCACTGATCGCATGCGGCATGGCCGTCAGAATTGATGGCGGTTACCGCCTGACTGGATTCGACCGCTACAAGTCCACCTGGGAGAAGAACCGGAGACGAGCCGGAGGGAAACCGGAGGGAAACCGGACCGGTACCGGCGAAGAACCCGCCCGCAAGACGCAGACGCAGACGCAGACGCAGACGCAGAGAAAGAAGAAAGAAGATCCCCCCAACCCCCCTTCGGGGGGCGAGGACCCTGGAGCACCTGTCCGGCTGGGTGCGGTTAGACCGGCGTCAGGCGAGCCCTGGACATTTCAGGATGCCATCGAGGCCGTCCACCGCGAGGTGAAAGGCCAGCCCTACGGGTGGGACGCGGCGCGAGACGACGCAGCCGCCCGGAAGCTCCTCGCACTTTGCGCCGCGCAGCAGGTGCCGCACGGCCAGGTCTCCGAGGAGATTGCCAGACGCTTCGGCCGCGCCCTCGTCCGCTCGCTGTGGAAGTTCGAGCCCGGGGAAGGGAAGGCCGCAAGTCTTACTGCACTCGCCAGGCCCGAATGCTGGCGGCGGAACTCCGAGGCGCCGCGGCGGACAGACGGCGTCCGCAACGAATTGTCGGGCGCCATCGCGCACGTTGAGGTCGTCATTGACCCCTGGGCCGCAGTCCTTTCGAAGCGAGGTGCTCTCGAATGAACCGTGACGTGTTGTGCGATGGCTGCAAGGAGTTCCGGCCGTGCAAGTCCTGGGAGGGCCAGTTCTGGTGCGTGCTCTGCTTTCCCTCGGCGGTGAGCCGCCACGAGGTCCGTGAGGCTTCTCGCCGCCCCCACTGGCACGTGAGGCGCGTGTCATGAGGTGGGCCTACCACAAGGACACGGCGCACAAGCCGGTAGTGACGGCTCTGCGCGCCATCGGGGCGACGGTGCAGGCGCTCCACGGGAAGGACGTGCCTGATCTTCTCGTGGGCTACCGGGGGCAGACGTTCCTCCTCGAGGTGAAGACGGCTGGCGCAGAGACGCTCGACAAGCGAAACGGACGCACGTATCGCCGCACAACCCAGCTATCCGAGGGGCAGCGTGAGTGGGCCGAGCGGTGGCGCGGCGGGCCGGTGGCGGTGGTGCACACGCCCGAGGAGGCGATTGCCATCGTGACGGCGCCGCCGAGCACTATTGAGCAGCGGCTGGTTAAGGCTGAGCGCGAGCGCGACGAGTTCAAGCGAATCGTGAGGAACGCATGAACGATCTCACGTTCAGCCTCGGGCTCAGCGCTCCCGCGTGGCTTAAGCGCCCAGGTCTCTTCGCACCCGAGACGCCGCTGTTCTACTCCTTCAACACGCTGGTGCAGGTGAAGGAGTTGGGGCCCGCCGAGTACGATATCCGTGGCGACTCCGGCAACTTCACGCAGAAGCAACTTCACGGGCCGCACGACCCTTACCCGAACGAGACATTCGTCCCAGAGGTGCGCCGCATCTGCACACAACTGGGACGCGTGAAGGCATTCGCCATCAAGGATTGGATGTGCGAGCCGCAAGTGATTCATGGGTTGGTTCGTCCGCTTAAACCGGGGCGCCGTCGCCGTGGGCCGGAGCCGCGAGCATGGCTTGAGTGGGCGCGCGAGGCTGGTCCGGCGCTGGCCGAAACGGTTCGCGCAGCTGAGGCCCTAGGGGCCGGCCGATTCGAGGTTGTCTTCCACGGGACAGGGCTCCCCGTGGAGGAGCACCAGCGCCGGACAGTTCAATCCTATCTCGACCTGATGCGCCTCGCTCCGGATGTGCCGTGGTTCCCCGTGTTGCAGGGATGGGAGCACGACGACTACTTGCGGTGCTGGGACATGTACCGCTCTGAAGGCGTGAGGTTGGAGGAACTTCCAATTGTCGGGGTTGGCAGCACCTGCAGGCGGCACGACACCGCCATGGTGGAAGGGCTCGCTCGTGAGCTCCACGGCAAGGGACTGCGCAACCTGTGGATGCTGGGAATGAAGAGCGATGGGTTGCGACGGTGTGCCCGCTACGTGAGATGGGCGGATTCGCACGCATGGAGTTACGGCGCTGAGTACGAGCACATCATCGTGCCCGGCTGTCAGCACGGCGAGCCGATGTTCAGGAAGCGGCTCGGTCGCGTCGAGTACGGCAACTGCGCGAACTGTCCACGACTCGCGCGTCGCTGGTACGAGGAGCAGTTGGCGATTATTCGTCAGGCGTTGGGGAGACAGCCCATTGCCCGTCGCGGGCCTATGCAACTCCCCCTCTTCCAGGGGGCTGCATGACCACCAAGCAGAAACAGGAGGCTTTCAGGCTCGCCATGCTCGTGCTCAGCGTCGGGTGGGTAGAGGCCGCCCGCATCATGGCGTCTCGCCGAGGCGAGTCATGACGCGCTTTGAACTCGACGCGCGTTGGGCTCGCTGGAGCCAAGGCAATCACAACCACGCCTGGGCATGGACGCTTCGCAGCGATTGCCCGGCATGCAGAGCAATCATCCTGAAAGAGGTGCGACTGTGGAACTGAGCGAGACACAGAAGAAGCGTGAGGAGCGCGTGCGCAAGGCACGCGAGCTCGCCGCAGCCGTCCCGCAGATTCTGGATGGCGGCACAGTGCCGAGCCAGGTGCTGCAGGGGTTCGCGCTCATGGTGGAAGGCCTGCTGGCCGAGGTGACCGATGAGCAGTGATGCTTTGCTGGGACAGGCCCAGTCGGTGGAAGGGGAAGTGGGTAGCGCCGCCGTGAGCACCCACCCAAAAGGAGAACACTCCGAAACCACGGTGGCGGCCCAGGTTTTAGGGGCCGAGCAGCCCTGCCCCCCTTCCGTGGGGCTGCCCGTCTCTTCTCCGCGCAAGCGGATGGCTCGTTGTCGCCACTGCAAGGAGCGGGTTCTTGTCGACACGATGGCGGGCCACCAGCGCCGCGACTGTCCGAACAAACAGCCCCGCCGCCCGGACATCGCCTGCGTGTGTGGTTGCGGTGCCATGGTGGAGCAACCGGAGCGCGGGCAGCAGCGCAACTTCCTGGACTTCAAACACTACAAGGCGTGGCGCACTGAGCAGACGCGCGGCCAGCCCAAGGAAGGCCGATCGGCACCGCCCGTCCTCTCCGAGGAGGACAAGGAGCGGTTGCAGATGGCTCCGCGGCGCGCCCGCGAGGCATGGCTCGCTGCCGAGGCTGCGAAGATGGGGAAAGCCATCCTCACCGGCGAGGCCTCCTACGCCCTGTGGGGCGATCTCCTGGGGGTGGCGCTGTGAGCCTCTTCAAACTCACGGTGAAAGGGCATGGGTACGGCTTCTTTCCCGGCGGAGATCCACGCCTCTTCTCCCCGGACAGCGACTCGACGCCCGAGGAATTGGAGAACCATCGCAGCGCGTGCGAGGCCTGGGGGAGCGGCCAGCAGTCCTCGCACCCCGACTGCTACCACGGCTCCAACTATGTTCTGACGTCCTGCCAATTCGGCCTCGGTTCGTACGAATGGGCCGAGGAACTCTGGCCATGGGAGTGGGTGCGGTACGAGGCGTGGCCGCGCCTCTGTGGGCGCCTCTGGTGGTGGTGGAACACATGAGCCCCACGTACCGAGGAAAGGCCGCCCTCGCGCGCACCCTTCAGCCGGAACCCGCAAAGCCTATCTTCAGGTTGAGGCCGTGGGCGGTGGCGGCGTGGCTTCTCGTAGCCCTACTCGCAGCACTTGCATGGAGGACTCATGGTTGACACGGACACCACCCCCGAGGAGCAGGAACAGTCCCGCCAATACGCGGAGGCGCGTGCTCGGGAAGCAGCCCAACAGAGAGATGCGATGTACCGCCCAATTGCCCTCCTGCTTGCGGTTCTCCTCAGCGCGTGCGCCAGCGCTCCCGCGGCGCAGCGTCAGTTCCAGGATGGGGCTCCGATGCGAGCGCCCATCGTCGAGCCACGGACGACATACACACCCCAGGGCGCGGGTCTGCCTGAGTATTGGGGACAGCCCCAGGACGCCACCCCTCGCTCACCCCACAAGCGCGTCTTGCCTCCGTCCAAGGAGCCGGGACTCTACGCTGTGAGGAATCCCTGGCTGGGCCCAGGGACGTCCGATGGTCCCCCAGGGTGGCGGGATCGCTGGCCAAGCGTCATTGGCGTGGACCTTCTCACGAGCTGGGACATTAGCGATGACATGAGCGAGGACGACAAGCAGGCGTTCCTGCTCTACATCGAGAACACCCGTGCGTGCGCATACATCGCAGACACAGGGCTCACCACGCTCTACAACGCAGACGTCTTCACGAGTTGGCGGCCATCGGAGCGCCGTTGCCTCGTGACAGCGCTCCACAGCATCTGCGCCGTCAAGGACCGTGCCCGCTTTGAGTCTGCCATCAAGCACGCATCCAAGGAGCAACGCGCCAAGGCCGAGTACGCGCGCAAGGCGTTTGACCGCAGCGTGGAGGTCGCCAAGAAGTCGAACGATGATGCCTGCGGTGTGCGCGGCGCGTTTTCCTCTCGCGTCATGGACGCCTACAACGGGGTTGTCCTCAAGTGGGAGACGTTTGACTGGCGGTGGTCCGCTGGGCTGTGAACTGTATAGAGCCCCTCCCTGCCGCCACCCCTCCCCGGCAGGGGCTCCGAAGGGCTCGGCTTCGGCCGGGCCTTTCGTTTTTCAGTCCCCACGCTCCACGGCGAGCCGGAGAGCCCGATGGATGACGGCCGTGTCCGAGAGCCGCCAGCGAGCCTTCAGTGCCTCGAGGTCCGACAGGCTCTGCGCGGTGTGCACTCCGTTGGGCAGGCGCCCTACGGCCTCGCCCTTGGGGATTCGTCGCTTCTCCAATGGCGTGTCCTCTTTCCTGTGACGCGGCATGCAAAACCTCTCAACCAAAACATTTTCACACAAACGCCCACCTTTGGCGGGAAGGGTGTTGGCGCTCCCCGCCCCGCCACGCCGAGGCCTACTTCCAGGCCCTCGCCTGCACCATGTCGAGCCGGGCCACCCCGTGCCGAATCTCGCTGGCGGCCACCTGGGCGGCGCTGAAGATCTCCGGCATGTCGCACCGGGAGAGGCTCACCGCGCCGGCCCGCCAAGCCTTCTTCAGCTCGGCCTTGAAGGCCTCTAGACTCATCTCCTCCGCGAAGAAGGCATAGGCCTGGGCCACCAGCACCGCGTTCTCGCTGCAGATCTCCTTGAGCATCTCGACCATGGTGCGCCTCCTCGGTGCCGCGCGTTGATGATGTCGATATACGCGCTAGTATTTCCCATGTCAATAGATGCGTGTTTATTTCCTATGGGTGGTAGGCGTTTGTGTGAAAATGTTTTGGTTGGGCGCCACTTAGAGAGATGGCGCTGTGTCATCAACGGAGTGCTACCAGCTGCTCTTCCATGGCAAGAGGTGTCGCTCCCATCGTCCGTCCGTGTTTCGGTGGGGCATGCTGCGATGGAGTCCAGCGGCGACGACGTGTTCGGCCACGAGCCTGTGCAACATCTCAAGGGTCCAGCGATGGTCTGTTTCCGCGACCTGGGTCATGATGTTTGCAAAGCCGCGATCAGGATCCTGCTCTCCGAACGGGGTCTTGTGACGGACGTCCTCAGCCTCTGCGACAGCATCCCAGACCCTGAGGATGTTCTCCTTTTTCTCCAGCGAGAGGTGAGGCCACCACCACCGAATCCACCGGGCAATGCGCGCGCGATGCATGGAGATCCGGATGCGCCGCACGACCGCCAGAACGGCCCATGCAACGCCGATCCACCAGTTCGCCAAGAGCCATTGAAGGACGTGGTCACCCATTCAGCGAGTCTCGCGCAGTATTGCCCCCGCATCCAGTTGACGGAGGTAGCGCGGCCATGCGAGGACAGCGACACGCACCCGGAACGGGTGAGGGCGAGTGTCCCTGAGAAGAAGCGCCCCCGCCCCGCTCCGAATGCAACCCAGGCATGACGCCCGGGACACGGCCCGTGGAGGGTCCAACGCCATGACTATCCTTCCTTGTAGAGTGTTTGTCGAGTCGGTGCTCGTTGCCCTGGCCGTCGGCGTATGTGCTGGGTGCGGGCCAGTGAGCGGCGTGGTTCCGCAGCCCACTGGACATGGATCGGCAGACTGGCCCACCCCTGGCGTTGCGTGCGAGATGAGCGGCCGCACCGCGCGCACCAGCCCCGCCGCGTTTGCCGCCTTTGGCAATCCTTGTTCAACGTCGCGAGATGAGACCACGGATACAACAACGTTCGTCTACGCAGTGGTGCCGTGCAGCGGCACCGCATCGCCAACGCAGACCTGCCAGGCGTCGTGCGGGACCGCAGGAACACGGCCTTACGCGGTTTCCTTTGTCGACGGTTCGATCACGGCATGCTTCCCCCCTGCGTTTCCTACTGTCGCCCCAGCACCATGACATAGTATTCGTGCGACGTTGTTGTCACATCCACCTGGGCGCCACTGGTGTCGCGCAAGGTGATGTCAAACGTCGTCGTAGTGCGAGACAGCGGAACGACATACACGCTCCCCGCCGTGTCAGTGGATACGATCACAGTGTATGTGGTGTTTGCCATTGCTGTTGCGAGCGTAACGCGCAGATACTTCGAGGCCCCGCCGGAGACGGCCGTGACGCTTGCGACATTAAAGCCATCGGTGACGGTTTGCACATTGCTTGATGTCGCCAGGATCAAGCAGTGGGCCTTAACGATGTTCGCTGGCGTCAGAGTGTTGCTCACCGCCACGCTGCTGTTCGGTGCCGTACCGGAGAGTTTCAGGTTGCCGTTGGTGAGTTCGAGGACGTTGGTGGGCGCTGCGCCCGTGGCGGCGGTGCCTCCCGTCATCTTCACCACGCCGCCGGACACCTCATTGGCGATGGAGATGAAGGTGTCCGCCGGGCCGGCGAAGCCGATGTAACCGCTCCGGGTGCTCGGCGAAGCCGTCCGCGCGTAGAAACTCAGGTACGTGTGGTCTGCCGAGCCCGGCTTCAGCATGAGGGTGTTGCCGCCCGCGCTGGTGGTGATGGAGCCGGACACCGTGGCCGCGCCGGAGTTCACCGCGAGGTTTCCCGCAGTCACCGTGGCCCCGCCGGCCGTCACGGTGAGGCCCGTTGCCGCCGTCACCGAGCCCTCGGACACGAAGTTCTTGTAGGAGCGCACCTCGGTTGTGCTCCACTTCATGATGTCCGTGGAAGCTGCGCACATGCGCACGTCCGAGGTCGCGTTGAGGTAGAGCCCGCTGGCCGCGTCAGACGTGAAGGTGAGCGCGGGCTGCGGAGCGCTCCCCGAGGGCACCTTCAGCGGGGCCCGCATGGCGCCATATCCGTCACGACTGAGGGAGTTGGTGATCTCCCCCTTGATGTCGCTCAGGGTACCGTTGGCCCAGGTACTGGTGATGGTGGTGCCGCTCACCACGGGGTTTCCCGCAGGCAGCGAGTAGACGCCGGCGGTGTTGCGCGCGGCCAGTGCTCCGCTCGCCAGGAGCAGAACGACCGGGAGGACGAAGAGCTTCTTCATGGCGTGTCCTTTCAGGGGTACTCGGTGATGATGGTGGTGTCTCCGGCGCCGCCGCCCTGAGCCAGGCTCTCCGCGACGGCCCACAGCGGGCCGCCACCGAAGGTACGGTACGCGCCAGCCGCCACCTTGTGGCCTTCACCACTCGCCAGCGCTCCCTCTGTATGGCTCACCCAGATCGCTTCCGCGCCAAGGTTCTCCACGAGGACGGAGGATCGCGTTGGGTCCAGCGTCTCTGGCAGTGCTGTGGCGGTTAGTTGGACTGGGACTTGTGTCGTTCTCGCCATTACGGGTTCTCCTTCTTCTTGCGCAGCGCCTCGACGAGGGCCTGCGTGGTGTCGGTGATGTTCGGGTCTGCGGCCAGGGTGATGAGCTTGGCGAGCTCCGGAGAGAGGCTGCCAGTGCGCAGCCCCTCGGAGAGGGCGTAAGTGCCAGCAGCCGAGGCCGATGGCAGGCGGTTGCGCACTCCGCTTGAGGCCAGCGCCGTCAGGGCCGCTGTCCCAGGGTCGCCAGCAGCAGCGCCGAGCAGCATGTCCTTCAGCCCCACAGGGGACTTCTGCAGCGCCTTCGAAGCTCCCTTCTCGCCCACGTTGCGCGCGGCGATGGTGTTGGAGAGGCGTGCCTTGAGGGGCTGGAAGCGTGCGGCGAGCCCAGCCACCTCGCTGCCAGCGCCGCCTGCGGCTCCGGCCATGGCCACCTCGTCCTCAATGGCCTGTCGCATCCGTGAGCCGAGTTCCTGGTACGTCTCCTCGTTGGGGGAGTTATTGAGACGCTCATGGCGGCCCATCCGTTGGAAGTCCCGCTTGAGGCTCTCGGCCGTGAGGAGCGGAAGGCGCTGCGTACCCTGGCCGTGAGCCGCGAGGTTGCGAGCCTCCCGTGCCATTGCGCGCGGGGCTGTGTTTCCCGCGGCCATGGTGCCCCGCATCTCATTGGCGCGCCGCATGAACTCGGAGGCCAGTTGCGTCGCCCGCGGACCCTGGACGCCGAGTTCATCCAGCCTCTGGAGAATCTGCCCGTACTCCTCACCCAGTCCGGAGGCCGCCTGGTCGAGTCGGCGGTACGTGGCCTCGGTGGTGCTGAACGGACGGATCATCCGGTCCTCCAGCGCCTGGAGCACCGCCTCATCCGAAAGCCACTTTCGGGACTGGGCCGCCATGTCCGAGTCCCCGCCGATGACGCGCCGGCCCTGACGGACTGCGGCCTCCCGGAGCCGGCCGGCCATGGGGCGCAGCGCTTCGGCCGCGCCCGCGGCCGCGCCGCCGAAGAGCGCACCGCCAGCGGCCGCGTTCGCCGTCTCCTCGGCCGCTTTGCCCACCTCTCCACGTGTCAGATCTGCCTGCCCGTCCGTGAGCCCGTTGAAGGCGCCATAGGCCCCACCAGTGGCCGCGCCGGAGGCAATGCGCGCCACGCGCTCAGCGGCTGCGGCGCTGGGAATGAGCCGGAGGGCGGACGGGTTCACCCGAACCGAGGGCAGGGGAGCGAGCACGCTCGCCACCGTTCCAGTCACCGCGCCAGCGCGCCCCGCCCATGGGTGCTCCTTGCTACCAGCGGCAGTGCGCAGCCTCCGCGTGTCCCGCATCTCTCGGTACGTGTCAATGAGCCCCTCTCGCGGAGGCTCCTCTGGGCTCGCTTCGCCCATCCTGGCAAGTTCTGCTTGTGCTTGCGGGGTCAGCGTCGCGCCAGGGCCAGCCACGGGGGAGAGTTGTAGTGCTTGCGGGAGGTTGCGCCCGACCCACCCGGAAATGGCACGTGAGGTTTCGGGGAAGTTCTTCCCCGTCGTCAGCGCACTCTTCAGGGCCCCCGTTGCGAGAATGTCCGCGATGAGCCCCCCCGCGGGGATGGCTCCAGCACCACGAAGCGCAAACGTGGCCTTGGCACTCGTGTCAGGGATGTTGCGTGGCTCCTCGGGCACTTCCAGGCCGAGCGCCTTCAGTTCCTCCGGCGTGAGGTCCGGCTGAGGTTGTTCCTCACCCGGCACGGGAAGGCCGAGGGCCTTCAACTCTTCAGCGGTGAACTCGGCCACGGATTCCTCACTTCTTCACGGTGACTGGCTCCAGGGAGCCGTCTTCCTTGATGACCACCACGCTGCCGTCCCGGCGCTGGCCCAGCTTCACCATCTTCCCGCCGCGCTCCACCTCCACCATCTTCACGAAGTCCCGAGGGTTCACCGCTGGCTTGGCGGGCGCTGGCACAGCAGCAGGTGCCGCGGCGACCTGTGGCTGCTCCTCGTTGAGGTCGAGGCCGAGGGGCAGCGCCACGCGCTCCGGATTCACCCCTCGTTGCTGCGCGAGGCCCTTGTAGCCCTTGGCCAGCCGGTCGAAGCCCTTCATCTGACTGTCGTAGAGGCCACGCGCCTGGTTCAGGAAGTCCTGGCGCTGGGCCGGAGTGAGTCGCTGGCCGGAGATGACCTTGTTGTAGGCGGCCTGCACGCGGGCATCCACCCCGCCCGCGTTCTGGGCGTTGGCGAACTCGCCCTCGCGCACGGTGGATCCCGGGTCGAGCATTTTCATGTAGCCGAAGATGAGGTTCAGGTCTCCGGCCGCGCTCGGGTTGCCCGCGGCGCCGCGCATCTTCTCGTAGGCCACCGCCACGCTCTGGAATTCCTTCGAAGCGGGCGAGCCCATCAGCTCGCGGCGGAGCCGGTCCTCCTCCTTGCGGAGATCCTCCTCACCCTTCTCCTCTGCCTTGGTGGCCGCAGCAGTCGCGCTGGCCGCGGCCTTCTGCCGCTGGAGGCCCAGCCGCTCCTGCCCGAGGGCAAGGCGCGCGTCCGCGTCCTCGGCGAGGCCCTTGGAGCGGTCCTGGAGCCACTTCAGGCGCTGGGCGCCCTGCTGGAGGCGTGCGAGGGCGAGCGGATCCATGGCCTTGCCGTCCACGGCGCCCAGGCGCTGCTCCGTGCGCGCGGCGAGGCCCTCGAGTTGAGAGCCCTGCTGCCCCGCCTCCTGCTGCGCGCGTCGGAGGAGGGGGTTGTCGCCGAAGCTGGAGAGCATGGCGAAGGAGCGCAGCGCACCGGCCTGCCCCTGCTGGCGCGTGAGGGCCTCCTGCAGCCCGGCTCGCGCCGCCTGCTGCTTGGCCTGCTCGGCGCGGAGCGCCTCAACGAGGGCCTGCTGCTGCTCTTCCTCGCTGGGCTCGCCATCGAGAAGGGTGGAGATGTCGAGGTCCATGTCACTCCCCCATGAGGGCGGAGAGGTCCGCGTCGCTCATCGTCGGCAGCAGGCCCATGGAGCCTGCGGGCTGCTGCTTCTGACGGAGCATCTGAAGCAGCGCGTTCATCCGGCCGGTGGCGTCCTTCTGCATCGTGGTGCCGAGGTCCTTCTGCATCTCCATCGCCCCATGCTGCTTCACGGCGCCTCCAACCTTCCCCAGGGCGTCACTGATCCCACCAAGGAGAGCGCCCGTAGGGGTTGAGTGGCGGGGTCCGCCCTGGCGCAGTTGATCTGCCAAGGCCATCTGCTGGTCGATCACCGTCTGCTGGTTCGCGTACGGGTAGTTCATTCCTTCCAGCGTTCCGCCGGATGTCAGGAACTGTTCGATGATGGCCAGGGTGTCGTCACCCGCTGCGGGGCTGTCGAAGAGGCTTCCGTACTTGTCGTAGTCAGCGTTCATGGGCTTCAGTCCTCCAGGGGGACGGGGCGGAAAGCGGGGTGCACCTCGAAGAGGCCATCCCGGCGCCGGCGCACAGCGGTGGGCGCCACGCGGGCCACGTCCTGGGCCAGCACGCCGGCGAAGAGGCCGCCGCCCATGCCCGCCTCGGGGTGGTAGCGGAAGGTGGCCAGGGGCAGGCCGGGCAGCACCTCAGCCCTATGGCGCGTCACCTCGTACTTGGCGCGCTCATCCGAGAGGAAGAAGGGCAGCAGCGAGAGGCCCTGGCCCACGAGCTGCGTGCCGGCGCCGAGCGCGTCCGCCTGGGCGCCCTGTCGCGCCTGCCAGTTCCGGTAGTTGGCCGCGTCCTGCATGCCGCCCGCCTGCATGAGGTTGGGCGCCTGGGCTTGTCCGGCCTGGGAGAAGCTCGGCATTTGCAGCAGGCCCTGGAGGCCCTGGAGATCGGCGAGGGGCTGGCCGCGCTGGCGGAGCAACTCCTCGATGGCCTGCTGGCGGGAGGCCATGTTGTTGCGGAACACGGAGTCCCCGGCCGCGGTGCCCTGGCCCACCGCCATGTTGAGCGCCGAGGTGTAGGCGTCGTTCCGCTCCTGGCCGAGTTGCCCCATGGCCTGCTGGTACGCCTTGCTGCCCTCCTGGAGGCCCTGGTTGAGCAGGCGCGTACGCAGCGCGCCCTCCCGCTGCTGGAAGGCCGGATCCAGCCTGGAGGCTGCCTGGTTGTACGCGCTGGAGATGGCCTCCTGGCGGGCGCTGTCTCCGGTGCCGAGCGTGCCGAGGCTCGCGAGGGAGAAGGGCGTACCGAGGTTGCCCGCGGCCTGCTGCTGGAGCGAGGTGGCCGCGCCGGAGAGGGGCCCGTTGAAGCCGAGCTGCTGGCTCCACTGGCCGTTGGGCCCCTGGCTCCAGGTGGAGGAGGCGAACGGAGAGGACTGGTTCGGCCGGTTGGCCTGCGTCTGCTGTCCGAGATTTTGGCGCTGCTGTTCGGCCTCGGAGGTGGCGAGGCTCATGTAGTCCGGGGGGGCGGGGGCGTTCTTCTTCCCCCCCTGGTTGTTGTCGGCCATGGCTTACGCTGCCTCCTGGTGAGGGGTTAGGTAGCGGCACTGCTCGCGCCGCAACTGGTAGAAGAGGAGGGCCTCGCCGGGCTGCGCTCCATCCTCGAGTCGGGCCAGAAGGGAGAAGCCGAAGCGCTCGGTGAGAGCCCGGCTGGCGGTGTTGCTCTCCCGCACGGTGCCGACGAGCACCAGCCTCCCAGCCTGAAGGAAGGCGTACCGCATGGCCTCGGGGAGGAGCGTGCGCCACGCCATGGGGCTCTCGCTGGCCATGTGGCACTGCGCGCTGCTCTGAGTCCACCCGTCGAAGGCGACGCCGGCGCGCACCCTGCCAGAGGCGTCCACGGCCACCATGCCGCGCACTTGGCTCGTGGGGTAGAAGCCCACGCGCTCAGCCACCCAGACCACCTCCTCGGGGCTCGCGGCGCGCACCCTCACAGGAAGCCTCCAGAGGTGAAACTCACGTCCATGGCTACGAGCACGGTGCGGGCCACCGCCGTGCCTCGAATCGCCACTCCCACGGCAGTCCCCATGCCCGCGGCTCCGCGCATCTCCTGCGTGGGGGCGTAGGAGCCCCCCCAGGTGCTGCCGTCCCACGCGCTGCTGCCCCATGTGCTAGAGCCACCAGCAACAAGCGCCACCGGATCCACCTCGCTCTGGTCGTACTTGTACCGGGCCTCCACGGTGAAGGAGGGCGCCGCGCCATCTGAGAGGATGAGCGGGCGGATGAGCCCTATCTGCTTCTGCCGCGGGATCCCCAGGTCCGAGAAGGCCGTGAGTAGGCTCCACTGGATGGGCGTGAAGGCTGAAGCGTCCGCGAGTACCACGCCGTCCACGTAGCCGGTGTTCACGCACACCCGGCCCGGGTTATCCGTCGTGCCGTAGAAGAGCTGCTTGTCGAACACGCACGCGCTCGACATCGCCAGCCCGCGCCAGAGAAACCAGCCCTTGGTCCCCACGCTCTGTACCAACTGCAGCGGTTCCAGGCCTGTGCCCTGGGGACAAAGGATCATGAGAATGGGCGCCTCGGGGTGCTGCACCACCTGCCATCCCTTGTACGAGGCGCGCTCCGTCATGAGCGCGGCCACGAGGTTGGACACCTTGGCGGTGAGGGCCTCTGCCCGTGCATCCGGAAGGCCCACAACGAGTTTCGACATGGGGAGCAAGCCTTGGCGGGTGAGCAGGAGCAGTTCCCCGCCGAAGGTGCTCGCCACGGTGCGGCCCGCAGGAGGCGGCCCCGCGTACCAGGTGCCCTTCAGCCCGAATGTTTCCGCGCTGTCCGGGTCCGTGCCCTGGTACACGAGCACGTCTCCCCCAGAAGAGAGAGCCACCAGCGCGGCCCCCAATCCGCCGCCGCCGTCATACGTCCACTCCCACAGGCCCACGAGGCTTCCACCGTGGCTGAAGCGGGTGCCCATCGGGAACTCGGTGGCGGTGCCGGCAATCTGCCCAGCGGGCAGGTACCACGCGGAGGCCGTGTCGCGCTCCACGAACCAGAGGCGGTTGGCAAAGGACATGACGAAGACGATCTTCGTTGGGTCCAGTCCAGAGATCTCCCCAGCCCCACCACCGGCTGCCACCTTCGTCCACGTGGCCCCCACCTCGCTGTAGCGGTAGAGGCCATTCTCTTCATCTGCATAGAGCAGGTAGTGGCCGGCCGCAGTGACGAAGGTGGTGGACACGCCATAGCCCGCATCCCCAGCCGTCGAGGGGAAGGCCACGAAGGAGGCATCCCCCGTGGACACGTCGTCCCGACTCTCCGTCACGTCGTAGATGCCCTCGGAATGCGCGGAGAAGCACTTCGCGTTCGAAGCACCGAGGAAGGCCACGGTGGTGCGCACCTGGGAACTCATCCCCAGCGCCCACTCGCGCTCACCCATACGCACGGCCAGGCCGTTCTCCGCCGCGTATAGGTTGTACGCGCTCACGCAATCCGTCGCCGGCATGGCGAGGCCCGCGTCCACGGTGTTCAGGCCGCCCACGGGGGCGGGAATCTGAAACAGCTGCGCAGTGGGCGCAGGAACCGGTCTGCGAGGCTGGCGGCGTAGCGGAGGCATTTCAGCTTCCCCATCCGGTGGCAGGCAGCGAGGGCGCGGCCGGGCCCGAGCGCCTGTTGAGGTTCAGCACCGGAGCGGGCTCGGCGGAACGGGCAGCAGAGAGGGCCTCGTCGTAGGCGAGGCTCTCGGCCGTGCTTTCCATACCGCGCGCCTGCCGGAAGTCCATGCGCAGCCGGTGCACGAGGAGTTGGCTGTCGAGCCACAGGGTGTCGTTGGCTGCTGTGGGCCATTCCTTGTCTCTGGAGGCGCTGCCGCTACCCTGCACCCAGTAGGTACTCACGTACTCGAGCGCGATCGTCTGCACGGAGCCGGGCACTGGGTAGAGCCTCAGCGTGCTCCCGGCCGTGCGGAAGTAGTACTCGGCCCCCGAGGGCACGCCGGAGGACTTCAGCCGCTGCCACCCCTGAGAGGCCATAGGCCCCACCAGTGGGAGGGTGGTGGAGCGGTTCCACTGCGTCTGGTCCAGGTGCCGGGCGAAGTCCGCCGGAAGCGAGTAGGTGTCCTGGCTGGCGACGGTGGAGAAGGTGTGCTCGGCCTCCAGTTGCTTCCAGGTGTACTGGCGCAGCAAGTCCTTGCCCGCCGTTTTTAGGATGGCGAGGAGCAGGAGAATGTTGGAGTCCGTCGAGGCGTAGGGGTCAGCGATCTCCGTGGAGGTGAGCCCCAGGAGAACCGCCGCATCGCTCACCACCTCAGCCACCGTCGCATAGGCCATGGCTCAGGCACCCTGCTGCCGGCTGCGAGTCCGCCCAGGCTCCTCGGCCTTGCGCTCGGGCTCGAGCTTGCGCAGCGACTGCAGCTCGCCCAGGGCCTGCTTGTGCTGCTCCTTCAGCGCATCCAGTTCGCGCTCCTTCTCGGCGAGCTTGGCGCGCAGTTCTTCCAGGGGGGCCCCGCCGGCCGTCATCTTGAGGAAGTCCGAGGCCCGGTTGCGGAGCTCCGCGTACTCGGGGCCCATGTTCTCGGCCTGCTTCTCGGTGAGGGCGGCCACCTGCTCCACCGTGCGGATGTGCAGGTGCCGCAGTTCCTCCACCTGCGAGCGCGTGCAGCCGCACCACTGCTCCAGCGGAGTGCCCTCCCTCACCGCCTCCTGGCCCTTGAGCCAGTGCTCGTACTGCCGGGAGAACTGCGTCTTGTCCTCCTCGCGCAGCGGCCGGTGGATCCGCGAGTTGCGGTCAGCCGGGTTCACCTTCGTCAGGTACACCACCTCGTCACAGACGAGGCGCCCCTGCGCGCGGCTCTTCGTGTCGTTCTTCACCGCCCGGATGTCGAACGACACCACGAGTCCGTCACCGACCGGGTAGAAGTGTTGCTGCCGTTCCATGTGCTGCCTCTTGAGAGAAGGGCCCCCGTGCGGGCGGGCCCGGTGGCACTGCTCACGACAGCCCAGCGTCAGGCCGCCGAGCCGTCATCCATGAAGGGCCGGTCGAGTTCGAACTCGGCGAAGCCCGTCGCGGGGCCGTCCAGTGCGGAGGCTCCAAGCGCCTTCTTCACCCGGTCACCGGCCACCGCAGCATCGTCCACGCTGCCGGCAGTGGCGGTGGCGTAGACAAGCGCGTTGTCCACGTACCCGGAGAGAGCCTTGCCCACAGCCTTCCCGCCGATCTGGTACCAGCCGTACTGGTTGGCCACGTTGGCGGACATGGCCACGCCCACCCGGCCCTTGGCGTCGGCCGCAAGCAGGGTGGTGGAGAAGTCGTCCTCGTTGATGATGACCCACGATCCGGCCGCGGTGTTGGCCGCGCCCTTGGCGTAGATGAACTCGCCGCTGCCGTTGCCGTTGCTGCCCTTGTCCACCGCCTGGACGATCTTCCCCAGGGGGTGCTGCTGCGTGGTGGAGGTGTCGGCGATGGCCTGCAGGCCGATCTCCGCGCTCGTGTGCTGCCAGTTGGTGGTGTACGCCATGGGGTTCCTCGAAGAGGTGAAGGTGTTGGGGAGGGCCCGTGCTATGAGCTACACGGGCCCGGTGTGTCAGCTGCCGATGAAGCGGCCGAGGCCGAGTGCCGAGTTGCTCACGACGAGGTTGCCGAACCAGCCGATGATGATGGCCTCGGCATCCTGGTTCACCGGAGCGCGCATCTGGCCGGCGCCATCGATGGGCACCATGTTGCGGTCCTTGTGCGCCACCAGCTTCACGTACTTCGTGTTGACGAAGAAGCCGTCCGTCGCCGCGAGGCTCGAGTTCTCCAGCAACACCTCCGCGTTGCGGTAGCGGATCGTCTGGAACCCCGCCTGAGCCAGCTTGCCCGGCGTCAGCTGCAGGAGCGGGTTCAGCGCGGACTCGAAGGTACTGTACAGCGTGGAGCCGTAGGCGATGAGGTCCGGCTGGTCCGTGCCGCGCACCATCTGGTTGTAGAGGGTGGACGTCTCCAGGAGGATGGTGTCCTTCGTGGGCGTGCTCGCCGGGTCATGCTTCTTCGGCCGCCAGAAGGCGAAGTCCGCCCGGTTGATGCCGCCGTAGGTGCCCGTGGTGGGGTCCGTCGGCGCCGCGGCATCCAGGCCGGTCAGTTGCTTGCCACCGTCGCCCGTGCCATCGCTGTAGATGGCCGTGTGCATGAGGTTGTTCAGCGTCGCCTGGCTCGCCTCGATCTTGCTCTTCACGAGATCGAACACGCGGGCCCGGCCCGAGTTCTTCAGCTTCTCATCGCCCGTGAAGACGACGGGGCATGCGAGCTGTTTCCACTGGTACACCGCGCTCGTCAGCAACTGCGGATTGGAGACCGGGAGCGTGTCCGCGCCGGAGTACCAGCCGGCGTTCGTGTTTGTCCCGTAGATGAGCGTCTCGTAGATCTCCTCGCCGCCATCCAGCAGGCGGATGTTGCCGCGCTCCTTGAGCATGTAGAGCAGCGCGCAGTTGACGGTGAGGTTGTCCGAAAGCTCCTTGGAGTAGTTCTTCAGGGTGGTGGCCGCGAGAGCCGAAATCGAAGGGGTAGGCATGGTGAACCTGCGGGGTGAGACGTTGCGCGCGACGCTTGTGCGCGTTGGTGGCCACCAGCCACTCGCTCACCATGCCCCGGTCGCACTCAGGGGGCGTTGGACAACTCGGCGTAGGCGGCCTCAATCTCGGCATCCAAGCTGCGCGTCTTGCCCTTGTTGCTGCTGGGTAGCGCGGGGTTGTTGCGGAGCGAGGAGGAGGAAACCTTGCCTCTGGCTGGCGTTGCCGCCCTGGAGGCGGTCGCACTGGCCTTGCGCTGCTCATGCAAGGGTCTCACCTCCTCGTTGATCATGCAAGCCTTCTCGTAGGCGGCCTGGAGGGTGATGGGCTTGTTGCGCTTCCGAGCGGCCTCCAAGAGGTCCGCCATCTCCTCGCGCACGTCCTCGAAGAACTCGGCCTTGGAAGCGAACTGCTCCAGTTCAGACTGGGCCTGTTGCTGCACCTGTGTGGCTCGCCCCTGCTGAGCCTGCTGCATGTGCTGGAGGAGTTGGTCCACGCGGGGATCCCGGAACTGCCCCTGCTGGGGCTGCTGGGCGGGCTGCTGGCCCTCCAGGAGGTCAGCCAGGGTGTTCACATCCACCCCGTAGCCCTGGATGAGGGCCGCCACGACAGCTGCCCTGTCCGCGCCACTGCCCGTCTGCAGGCGCACGGCAGTCTTCAGCAGGTTGTCCACCACCGCCATGGGCTCGCCCTGGATGAAGGCCCGATAAGGCTGAATGGTGCGCTCGAAAGACTCCGCCGTCCGCCGCGCCTCCACGGTGCTCTGGAGCACCTTGTTCACCTCCCGGTTGACGCGCGCCACCTCCTGCTTCACCTCCGGAGGGAGGGAGGCCCACTTCTCCCGGGCGGTCGGCTTCCAGAAGGCTGGGGCCTTCTCTTCCGCTTGGGGCGTCTCGCCAGGCTTCGCCTTGCCCGCCTTCCCTGCGGCTCGCGAGGACTGTGCCGCACGCTCCTCTGGCCGTTTCTGGCCCTCTGGGGCACCATCCGCTTCCGGCTGCTCCTCGGGCGTTTGCTCCTGTCCCTCGGACACTTCCTCAGCCGGCTGGTCCTGTGTTTCTGGCTGGTTCTGGCCGGCGGGCTGCTCCTCGTTCTCCATGGCGGTGTAGGCTGTGGTGATTGCGTCGTCGAGGCTCGGCTTCTGCTGTGTGTTGCTTGGCATGGTGTCTACCTCTTCCCCCTGGTGAGAGTGTCGTAGGCGCGGGAAATGGCCTCGTTCAGGCCGGGCAGCTTCGGAGGCTGGCGCCGCTCCTCCTCCGCCTTCTTCCAGTGCTGCTTGAAGTCGCTGCAGTCAGCCAGGCCGTTGGCCTCCATGTACGCGCGGCGCTTGGCCCGGGTGGAAATGTCCGTGCCGTCCGTGGCGCGCAGCCCCTCCATGTACCTGTCGGTGAAGACGGGCTGGCGCTCGGAGGTGGACTGGAAGTCTTCGCTCACCTCCACGGGCTCGGGGAGCGGCACGCCCCCCATGGTGTATGTCCAGCGCCTGCGGCTCATGTTCATGCTCCTCCTCGGGTGAAAGCCTTGGCCAGCGCGGCCACCTGGGCCTTCTCGCCGGCCTCGCGCACGTTCTCCTGGCGCTGAATCTGCTCCCGCTGCGCATCGGCCTGCACCTCGGCCGCAGTGCGCGTGAGGTCCGCCTGAAGCTCGGCCTGCACCTTCTGCAGGTCCCTCTGAGTCCGGAGCTGCTCCACGAGCACCTTCGAATCCGGCTGAGGCGTCTGCGGCTGCTGTGGCTGGGCGGCGCTCTGCTTCGCCTGCTCAATGGCGGCGTCAAAAAGGCCCTCAACCTCCGCAGCACCGCGCACGCCGGCTAGGGACCAGCGCAGCAGTTCCAGCAGGAATGGCATGGAGCCGGGCAGCGCCTGAGTGAGCGGAGCAGCGGCGCCGATGAAGCCGCTCATGCTCGTAATGACTTCGGCCCGCTCCTCGCGCTGCTTGGCGAAGTCCCCGGCCGAGAGCGCCTCCGGCTTCACCTGCACCCGGAAGGGTAGGGTGGGGCTGCGCAGGAACTGGAGTGCGGCAGCAGCGGCGCGAATGTCCGGCGTCGCACTGAAGTTGGACTGCTCAAGCAGGGCCGTATCGCTGAAGTGCTTCACCATCACCTGAACGCGCAGCCTGGCCAAGTCGCTCGCGAAGCGGGCGAACTCGGAGCGCGTCCGCTGGAGCCGGGCACTCGCAAAGCGGGCCTTCAAGTCCTGCTCACCGAAGGTGACGCCGGGGCCCTGGCCCTGCCCTCGGAGAATGTCGCTGAGGCCCGTCACCTCGTACAACTGGGCTTTGAGCTTCTCCAGGCGCCCCTCCAGCACCGTCATGCTGTTCACCACCTGCTCGAGGGGGAACCACTCGACAACTCCCGTCAGGCCACCCCGCTCGGCGAGCGCGCGGTAGTTGGCCACGGGAATCAGTTCGTTGAAGCCGGTGTCCTTGACGATGCGCTCGAGGTCGGGGAACTCCTTGTCGTAGGCGCCAGCCACCCGCACTGCCTCCTCCAGGAGGGCAAGGCGGCTCTGCACCATGTCGATCTGCCCGAGGAGGCTCCGCACGAGTTTGTAGTCCGGGCATGGCACGAAACGCTTCGTGGTAAGGTTGGCCATCATCGGCCGCGGGCATGGGAAGAAGCCTGGAAGGCCCAGCGGGTCCTCCATGCGTCCACTCTCCGGGTTCTCCGGCCCGCCGAGCGTCTGCGGGAAGCCCTCGGAGAAGTAGTAGACGTGCCGGGTGCTCCTGTCCCAGATCTCCCACACCTTGGCCCTGTCGTAGGGCGTGGGATTCTCCTTGTCCTCGCACACGTCGAGGGGGATGCGGCCCCCCAGTTCCTGCCCGAACTGGGCGATGAGTTCCTCGCGGGAGAGGAGCGCGGGGAACGCAACCCAGGTCACCTCTACCCAGGTGCGCGCCCCGGCCGTCCACCGGACGCCATCCCAGCGGAGGTACTCCACCGGAACAGCCTCTGTGCCCGGCACTGGGCGCTCGATGGGCGGAAGGGGATTGCCTTCAGCATCCACGCCTTCCTGCTGTACCGACTCCATTTCCCTGTCCAGGCGGACTCGGCAGATCGCCACGCCTCCCAGGAGGTAGTCCAGCAGGGCTTGGCTAAGCGCATCCTCAAGCGGGTGTTGGTCCTCCTGCTCACCGTTCACGAGGCGCCCCAGCATGAGCGCAGCCACGCGTGCCGGATCATCCGCCGCGTCGGAGTACCGCCGGACGACACTGGCCTGCGGCACTTGTGCGAGGAGCAGGGCGTGCTGAGTGGAGACGCCGGCGTACCAGAGGTTCCACTCCTCCTGCCCCTCGGTGCTCTCCGCGGCGCGCTTCTTATCGGACTGGTAGCGATCCTCGGCCTCTAGGCCCAGCTGGCGCGCTGCCTCCGTCACCTTGTGCGCGGCGGACAGTTCCATCCGCCAGCGAGTTGCCCAGCCGCTCGGCGTGTCGCTCCAGTCCGGCTTCTCCTGTGGGATCACCTTCTGCTCCTTCCATGCGCGGCCCAGAGATCATCCAGCGTTGGACGGGCCGTTGAGAGTGGGGGTGAGGGAGGAGGCGGCCGACTCGCGCGGGTGAGTCCCTCGGCGATCTTCGCCACCACGGCCACGTAGCGGAACGAGTCCGCGGTGTGGCTGCTCCAATCGTGAACGGGGGTTTCGCTGAACGCCTTGCGCTCCGGGTCCCACACGCGGTGGTACGAGCGGAGGGCCTCCACACCGTCGCAGTCCTTCCCGCCAGGGGCCACCTCGGAGCACCGAGCGTGGAAGCGGACTTCCTTCTGCAGCAGCCATCTCACCGCGTTGATGCCGTCCTTCAATGCGAGCTCCGGGGTGATGCTCACCTTGCCGGTGCCGTACCGGGAGACGAACTGCTCCAGCACGCTCTGCCGGGTGGCCAGAGTCTTGGCGCGCGCGTCATGCGGCAGCCAGTGCAGACGGTACTTCCAGCCGTACCGGCCGGCGCGCTCCTCCAGCACGTTGAAGTAGTGCTCGAGGTCCTCACCGTGGCTGGCGTAGTGGTCAAGCACGTCCAGGCGCGGGGCCTCCTGTGTGGAGCCCTCGCGCAGTCGCCACCACCAGATCGCGGTGTCGTCCGTGCGCCCCAGGTCCCACGTGGTGAACACCTCGTCCCCGGAGTCCTCGAAGACGCGGCCGAGCTGCCCGCGTACCTCCAGCAGGCCGAGGAGGATGCCGTAGAACGAGCCGACGTTGGCCGCGCTCCAGGAGCACTTGTACTCCTGGTCCACCAGTTCCTGGGGCATGCCCTCGGCGAGTTCCTCCGCCATCATCTCCTCCGGGCCGATCTCTTTCCCGGGGTGACGGTTGCTCGCGTAGGTGAGCCCCGTGTCGTGCACGCCCTTCAAGTCCCTGTACCAGCCGGCCTCGGGCAGGGCCTGGTCGTAGAGCTTCTTCGCGTGGTTGTTGCCGCGGGGGGTGGTGATGAACCACGCCCAGCCGCCGGACTCGCGCAGCATGGGCCGCACCAAGTCCCAGGTGGTGGGCTTGGCCAGGGCGTACTCGCTGAACACCACGCCCTTGGGCCCGGCGCCGACGATCTCCATCTTGTCCGACCCCATGAGCCGCCACACCGAGCCGCAGTGCAGCTCCACCACCATCTCCCCCTGGGGGCTCCACGTCTTCGGGCTCTTGCGGATGGGGACAGGGAAGCACTGCTCCAGGAGGCGCTGCCCGTCCTTAGTGAAGCCCGTCCAGATGGCCTTCCGGGCCTGCTCTGAGGTGGGGAAGATATGCCAGTAAAGCCCCGCCTCCTGGTGCGCGGCCTTCACCGTCTGGTGAATCGCGGACAAGTCCTTCCCCGCCCGGCGGTGCCAGACCGTGATGGCCCGGCGCCCGCCATTGTCGAAGAACTTCATCGCCTCCCGCTGGTATGGGCGCGGCTTGAAGTTATGGGGAAGAGTGACGCGCACTGCCTCACGCCCCCACGGGGTTGGGGGTGATGGCCGGGCCCCCCTTGGCGTTCGCCTCCACCCAGCGGCGAGCGAGCGTGTCCCACACCATGCCGGGACTGGGAGGGTTTGCCTCTCGCTTCACTTGCCGCGCCGTCGTCGCCGCCCGAACGAGCCACCGCAACGCCCTGACCCCCGCCTCGCTGCTCTCGTAGTAGAAGTCCTGCTCCCGCATCCCCACGACCTTCTGAAGAGCGGCCAGTTCCTCGTCGGTCGGTCGGTTCAGGTCCTCGAAGACGCCAATGGCGGTGACATGGGCGTCCTTCAGGTACTTCGCTTCACTCGAGATGACGGGTTCCTGGGCCGTGCGGCTGATGCCTATCTCCACGTCCTCCTCTTTCATCCGCCGGGGCGAGCATCGGCTGCATACATACCGCTTGTTTTCCCCGCCCCTGGCTGCGTACTGGCTCAACTCAGCACAGCTGCACCCTGTATCGCTCACTTGTCCTTCTCCTTGTCCTTGTACGTCTGCACGACAATCTGCAGGCCTCCGCCGCCCCCGCCCGACACCTCCACCTTGTCCTTGAGGAGGCCGAGGTGGCGCATGGCGAGATCCAGCGTCTTCGTCTTGTCGCAGAAGCGCACGTCGATGATGCTCGCCCCCTCCTCCGTCACCTTCACCTTCACCCCGGCGATGGCCCGCCGCACGTGCTCGGGCATCTGCTTCAGCTTGAGCAGGCTGCCGTTCTCGTCGAAGGCATCCCCGGGGTCCACCAGCGCCAGATACCCCACCTCCACCAGCACCCGCTCGGCGCGCAGCTGCGGCTCCCGGGAGGCCACGGCGTGGGCTCTGTGCGCCTTCGCGTCGGCGAGGGCCTCCGCGACCTTACGAACCCTTAGCAGCCGACTCCCAGCTACGTGCGCGCCCTTCTCCCCGTACCCGGCTCGGATCGCGGCCTGAGTCGCGTTCAGGTCAACCAAATACTCTTGGACGAACCGGACCTGCTTAGGTGTGAGTGCTTCATTAGCCACGATGCAGCTTATCTTAACAGATTATAGGTTGGATGCCCAACCAACAGGTCTGTGATATGTAGGCGTCGTGCTGCCGCCCTCCCGCCCATCCGTACGTCCACTACTTCGCCTCGGGGGAGGCGTTGTTCTCGCCGTCTGGGCCGGCCTCGCCGTATGGCCTCGAGCGCCGCGGGGCGCCTCTCTGTCCGTTGCGCTCCCCGTGGGCCCGACAACGCCCGTCGCCTGGGCGGTGGACCTTGCTCAGCCAGGCCGTACGCAGGCGCCCCCGCTTCCAAGCAAGCCGTTCCCTGGCCAGAAGGTGCCCCCGTGCGGTGGTGCCCAGGTGGAGCGCGCAGGAGCGTGCTGGTACCGCGTGCAGCCCGAGTCCTCGAAGCTCAAGCCGGGAGAGGCGTGCAGCGCTGATCTCTACCAGGACGGCAAGGACTGCTACCTGCCCGTGCTCGACGCGGGCCCCGTTCGCCCCTCCGCGAGGACTCCATGACGCCCCTCCTCCTGGCCCAGGCCGCAATCAGCACGGACGCCACGTTCACGGTGCCGATCCTCGTTCTCCTTCTGGGGTTCGCTGGAGCCCTGGCCGAGGCCCGGTGGCGCGTGGGGCAGGCCGAGCGCCACGCGGACAAGCAGGACGAGAAGGTGCAGCGCCTTGAGGCCCGGATCACCACCCTGGAGCGACAGCAGGACGCCCACGGGGTGGTGCTGGGCGAGGTGAAGGCGCTCCTCACGGAACTCCGGGACGAACTCCGCTCCAAGTCCCGCGTCGCCTGACCACTAAGGAGCCGTCCATGCCCGTACCCACTCCACTGCAGCGTACGTGAACAGGATGATGGCGGCCCAGGAGACCTGCTCTTGCGGGCCATCGACGCCGCCAGCGTCCACTCCTCCCTGATCCCGCAGAACAAAGGCCCGCCGTAGCGGGCCCAGTCGTCGTCCGCCGCGAACCACGGCTGCTACCCGGCCCCGTCCCCGTACCCGGCCCCGGCCCCGTCCCCGGCCC